AAAACCGTGCATTGACCGCAAATGACTATGAAACACTAATTCCAGCAAAAATTTATCCAGAAACCGAGTCAATTTCCGTTTTTGGAGGTGAAGAACTGATTCCACCCCAATATGGAAAGGTTTTTATTAGCATTAAACCCAGAACAGGTGATTTTCTTCCTAATTTGATTAAAGAAAACATTAGAATGAAGTTGAAGAAGTATGCGGTTGCTGGAATTGTTCCAGAAATCCTTGATTTGAAGTATTTGTATATTGAAGTTGATTCAAAAATCTATTATAACAGTAATTTGACCTCAACGGGTGCTGCTGTTTCTAGTACAGTTCAAAACAATGCAACTAAGTATGCAGAGTCCTCTGAATTGAACAAATATGGTGCTAGATTTAAATATAGTAAGTTTTTGAATATTATTGACCAAAGTGATGCAGCAATAACATCCAATATTACAACTCTCTCTATAAGAAGGGATTTGAGAGCTTCATTAAATACTTTTGCTGAATATTCTATTGGATTTGGTAATGAATTCCATATTAAAAATATGGATGGTTATAATATTAAATCTTCTGCTTTTAAAATAAGTGGAATTGCTGATGATGTCTATATTTCTGATATTCCTAATTCAAATAGAATTAGTGGATCCCTTTTCTTATTCACACTTCCTACACCATCTTCTACTTCTCCAACAATAGTTAGAAGGAATGTTGGAATAATTAATTATGAAAAAGGGATTATAACTATTAATCCTATCAATGTTTTATCTGGAAAGATAAAAGATGGACAAACAATTATTGAATTATCTGCATGTCCAGCATCTAATGATGTTATTGGATTACAGGACTTGTATTTACAACTAGATATTAGTACAAGTAATTTTGAAACTGTTGTTGATGAAGTTTCTTCTGGATTAGATCCAGCAGCATCTAATTATATTGTTACCTCAAGTTATGCAAACGGGAACTTAGTAAGATCTTAAGATGGCAGAAAAGAGAATACAATTTAGTAACATAGTTCAGAACCAGCTTCCTGCCTTCACGAAGACTGAGTTTCCATTAGTTTCTGAATTTTTAAAAAATTACTACCTTGGACAGGAGTTTGAAGGTGGTTCGCTGGATTTAATCCAGAATATTGATCAATACGTAAAAGTTGCTGAACAAACTAATGTAATTGAATCAGTTGGTTTATCTACCTCTATTGATTCTTTTACTGATGTTATTCCTGTAGATATGGTTGCAAATCCTACAGGAACTTATGGATTTCCAGATACTTATGGTTTACTTAAGATTGATAATGAGATCATTACTTATACCGGTACTGCGACTACCTGCTTTACTGGTTGTGTGCGCGGATTTTGCGGTATAACTTCATATAAAACAGCAAACAGTCCAGATGTACTAGAATTCAATTCAACGGTCTCTGCGGACCATACAGAGGGGTCTAAGGTAGAGAATTTAAGTTGTCTGTTCCTTAAAGAATTTTTACTTAAAACAAAATATCAACTTTTACCAGGTTTAGAGAATAGAAAATTACATAAAGACCTAAATCAAGAACTTTTTATAAAACAATCTAAAGATTTCTATTTAAGTAAAGGTACTGATAGATCTTTTGAAATTTTATTTAAAGCTTTATATAATGAAGATGTAAGAATCATAAAACCAAGAGATTTTCTCTTTACTCCTTCAAATGCTAATTATAGAGTTACAAAGGATTTTGTAGTTGAGTCTATTGTAGGTGAAGGAAATCCTGTAAATCTTGAACAATCTACTTTATTCCAAAATGCTTATCAGTACGGAAATTATACTAAAGCATACGCTCCCATTACTTCAGTAGAACCTATTAATACTGGAGAAACTGGAGTAGGTCAAACTTATTATAAATTAAGCATTGATGCTGGATATAATAGAGATGTTAGAGTTGATGGTTCAATATATGGTCAATTTAGAACACATTCAAAAACTAAAGTAATTGGGCAAGTATCATCAGGTACAACTTATCTGGATGTAGATTCGACAGTAGGATTTCCAACTAGTGGAGAATTGTATTGTACTTATAGTGATGGAAATATAGGAGTTGTTTCTTATACATCTAAAAATACAACTCAATTCTTTGATTGTTCTAATATAACTGGAACAATTCCAGATGCATCAAATGTTGGAATTAATACTTATGTTTATGGGAGTTCTTTTGTAGATAGTAGTAAAACTATTAAGGTAAGAATTGGCGCAGTATTAGAAGAATTTGAACCACCTTCTGATGCTGTAGATTATGGAAAAGATGATACGGCAAAAATTAAAACTTTAGGTATTTCTGATGGTAGTGCTAAAGGAAAAAATTGGTTCTATAATATTTCTCCCATCTATAAAGTTAAAAGCACAACTCTAATTGATAGTGCTGACTGGACATATCAAGTTGAGTTAAATGTCGATCATTGCTTTAGAGTAGGGGATTATGCAACTGTTATATTACAAGGAAATGAAAGAGTCACTTCTACTGTAATTAAAATTGTTTCTAGTAAAGCAATTGAAATTAAAGGTCAGGGAGAACTTATTGATCAACCTCCAGATACTTATCAACTTAAAAGGCTTGTTTTAAAAACACAATCTAATAATTTCCCACAATCTACAATTTATTCTACTAATGTACAAAATGTTTATAAGAATGGTGATAATTATCTAGTTGCTTCTGCTTCTATTCCATCTTATAACGCTCAACCATTAGATGTATATGGACAAACAGTTACATTCTCCGGTACTTTTATTGGATCAGAATTTTTAATCAACCCCTTGACTGAAGATCATGGATTCTATACTGGAGATGCAGTTTATCTTTCTCCTGAAAGAATTAGTGAATCTTATTTTGATCCTTTTGGTAATGAGAAAACCAGGATAGTTGATGGAAAATCTTTAGCCACTGAAGGTCTTTATTTTGTTTATCGGATAAACAATTCTAAAATCAAACTTGCTACAAGTAGGACGAATCTTTCTGATGAAACTTATGTAACTCTTACTGAAGCAGTTACTGTAACGAATAATAGAATAGAACCATATGATTTTAGATTTAAAACTCTACAGTCACAAGATATTTTAAGAGAAGTTTCTCTCCCTAAAAATGATAATGAGAAAATAATTCCAACAGAACCTGGATTCACTGGAATTCTGGTAAATGGAGTTCAAGTTTTAAATTATAAAGCAGGTGATGTTATTAAGTATGGACAGATAGATCAAATTGAAGTTAGTAGTCCTGGCTCTGATTATGATGTAATTACTCCACCACTTCTTCATATTAAAGATAATGTAGGAACTGGTGCTACTGCATTTGCCGCTGTAGAAGGATCTTTATCTGAAATTAGACTTCTTGATAGTGGATTTGATTATGAAGAGACACCTATTATTACCATTAGTGGTGGTAATGGATCAGGAGCAGTCGTTGACGTTAATATGAAGTTAATTAGTCATTCAGTTGACTTTTTTGCTGATGCTAATGTTCATGCGGGTCAAAGTTATTCTTGGGTTAGTCTTACTGATAATACTATTGGATTTAGTACTTATCATAAATTTAGAAATGGTGAAAAGATAATTTATGAAACTTTTGGACAAACTCCAATTGGCGGAATAACTACTAATTCTCAATATTATGTTTATCCAGTAAACAATACTACAGTAAAACTTTATTCTAAAGAAAATGATGCTTTTGCTGGTATTAATACTATTTCATTAACTTCTCATGGTGTTGGAAAACAATCTCTTAGAGCAATTACTAAAAAATCTGTAGTTGATAATATTAATGTAATTGATGGTGGATCTGGATATGCAAATAAGAAGAGGAGTACCCCTACAGAAGCAGGAAGTGGAATTAATACTTCAATAGATTATATACAAATTCCTAATCATGGATATAACTCTGGTGAAATAGTTCAATATACTGCTGAAGGGACTGCTCTTGGTGGACTTACTAGTGGATCTGATTATTATCTAACTGTAGTTAATAAAGATCAATTCAAGTTATCTCAAATAGGAGCAGGATCTACTGTAAAAACATTTTTCTATGATACAAAGCAATATATTGATTTTACCTCAATCGGTGTAGGTACTCATTCATTTAATTATCAACCTATTACTGTCAATATAACAGGAAAAGTTGGAATTTCCTCCATAGCAGGAGATACTTTCCAATGTAGAGTGCAACCTATTATTAGAGGTCATTTAGATTCAGTTCATGTATCTAAAAATGGTGTGGGATATGGATCATCTGAAATTATTAACTTTGACAGACAACCTGATATTACAGTAATTGCTGGTTCTGGAGCTCAATTAGAACCCGTTATTAATGATGGAGCAATTAGTGAAGTATTAATTCAAGCTCCTGGAACAAGATATAATTCTCCACCAGATATAATAATTACTGGTGATGGAGAAGGTGCAGTACTTACTCCTGTACTAGAAGATGGTACAATTTCATCTATTACAGTAATTGAAAAGGGTAAAGGATATACAGCAGCAAATACTAGCATACAAGTTCTGGTTCCTGGAGAAGGAGCAGAGTTTAGAGCAGATATTCAAAATTGGAGATTAAATTTATTCCAAAGACATATTGATAATTTTAGTAGTGATGATGGAATTATTGCAGATCAGTTTAATATAGATAGAGGATTGCAATATGCCCATTTATATGCTCCTAGAAAACTTAGGGAGGCAATGAATGGTGTCAATCAAGATGGGGAAGTTTTATATGGACAAAGTGATTTACAAAGAGTTAATAGTCAAGAAATAGCCTCTGGGGATCATTCTCCTATAATTGGTTGGGCCTATGATGGAAATCCCATTTATGGACCTTATGGATATTCTACTCAGACTGGTGGTGTAGTAGCTCAGATGAAGTCTGGTTATAGTGTTGATTTAAAGGCAAGCAGACCACCTCAAAATAATTTCCCAGTAGGATTCTTTATTGAAGACTTTACTTATACTGAAGTAGCTGATCAATCAACACTTGATGAGAATAATGGAAGGTTCTGTAAGACTCCAGAATTTCCAAATGGGACATATGCTTATTTCGCTACTATTGAGGAAGGTAATGCAGACTCTTCAGGACCATTTGCTGGATTTAAGAGACCAAAATTCCCTTATCTAGTAGGTGAGAATTATAAGTCTACTCCTAATAAATTTAATTTTAGTTCTTATTCCAATCAAGATCAATATAAATTAAATGAATCTAAATGGTCTAGAAATACTTATTTTTATAATCTTATTGAAGGTGATTTGGAATACAAATATGTTTATATTCCGGATGACTTAAAGCAAACTATTGATATTAAAGCAGGAAAACCTGGTACTATTGATAAAATAGGAATTACTACTGCAGGTGATCTTTATCAAGTTGGTGATAAAGTAGACTTTGATAATACTGGTACTCAGGGAAATAGAGCATCTGCTAAGGTTTCGTGGATAGAAGGTAAAGCATTAAGTAATATAAGTGTTGCTACTAGTACTGTTAGTGGTTTTGAAGTTTATCCTGGAAACCAAAAAGGTGAGTATATTCTTTATTCCACTAAACCACATCAATTTAAACATAATAATTTAATTACGATTTCTGGACTATCTACAACGTCTTCGAAAATTGGTGGTAACTATAAAGTAGGAATTACTAGTGATACTTTTGTATTAACTGGTGTTGGATCTACTCCTACCGGTATTGGAACACTTCCACAAACTGGAATAGTTACATATTTTTCTGTTAATGGAAATTTAGAATATCCCCATATTAAAGTAAATGATATTCTTACTATTAACTCAGAAAAAATTCAAGTTTTAAATATTGAACCTGAATTTTCAAGAATAAGAGCTCTTAGAGCAGTTGAAGGCACAACAGGTGCAGCTCATACTGTAACTACAATTCTTTATGAAAATCCAAGAAAATTAATTGTAGATGCTGGATTTAAGACAACTTATGATTGTAAAGTAAATACTCAAATTTATTTTAATCCAAATGAATCTGTTGCATTAGGAACTGCTTCTGGTGTTGGTATTGGTACAACTATTCAGTTTTATTCACAACCAGGATATCCAAGTGCTGGTGCTGGAGTAACTCAAGTCTTTATTCCAACAAAAACAATTTGGATTAAAAATCATGGTTTAGAGACCGGAGATATAATAACTTATTCACCTAATGTTGGTGATGGGGTAGCAATCCATACTGGAGGAGGTATGGATGTTCAAAATGCGGGAGGTGGAATATCCACTTTAACTGATGGACAAAATCTTTATGCTTATAAGCATAGTAAAGATTTAATTGGAATTGCTACTGTTAGGGTAGGACTTAATACTTCAGGTAATGGTATAGTTGGTATTGCATCGACTTATAGAAGTTCTTCAACTCTATTCTTTGCAGGAATTGGAACAGGTACATGGCATAGTTTTAAAACTAATTATGCACCAATTACGGCAAAAGTTTCTAGAAATTTAGTAACAGTATCAACAGGTAGTAGTCATGGATTAGAGTCTGATGATATTGTAGATATTAATGTAAGTCCTGGAAATATCTCTACTACTTTTACTGTTAAGTATAATGATTATAATAGAGTAATTATAGTTGATCCAAAGGATTTTGTTGCTGGTGGAGTTAATACTACAACTAATGCAATTACTATTACGAATCATGGATTAGTAACAGGACAAAAGGTTGTTCATACAGCATCTATTCCTTGTGGTGGTCTTTCAAATAATGGATTATATTATGTGGTTAAGATTGATGATAATACAATAAAATTATCTAATAATTCTTATAATTCTACTTTATTAAAACCAGTTATTGTTGGAATTACTAGTCTTTCTGCAGGAACCATTAATCCAGTAAATCCACCAGTAAAAGTACATAAAAATCAAAATGCTATTTTTGATCTTTCTGATTCATCTTTGGGTTATATAAGTCAGGGAACAAATTATGCAGCATTTGAATTTAATGTTTATAGTGATAAAAATCTTTTAAAAATATGGGATACTAATAAACTTACTAGTAATTTTAATGTTGTACGATCTGGTAGTGCTGGAGTAGATTCAGATGCTAAGGTTACTGTAACTATTAATGATAAAGTACCTACAGATTTATATTACACTCTTGATCCTTTATATGAAGGAACTCTTCCTCCTGTTAAAGAACAAGTAATTAGAAATGATAAAGTTATTAATGCAAATGAAGTCCAAGTTCTAGAAAGTGGTTATAATGGAAAACAAACTATTTCTGTTGGAGCAACAAATTCATTTACTTATAGTATAGAAAAATTACCCGAAAAAGGATCTTATATTTCTACAGATTCTGATCTTAAATACACAACTTCTTCTGCTAGTGCATTTGGTCCTGTAGCAAAATTTGAAATATTTGACGGTGGAGAAAATTATTACTCTCTTCCTGGAGTTAATACTATTACTTCTGGATATGGTAAAAATGCCGTTCTTGAAATTTCCAGTAAAACAATAGGAAAAATTGGAAAGGTAAAGATTAATAATATTGGATATAATTTCCCTTCAGATAATACACTTAGACCTAGCGTTGCATTACCACAGATTGTTACTATTGATAAGTTAGCTAAAATTATTTCTATTGGAATTGCATCAGTTGGAAGAGGATATGCTGTAGCTCCAACACTTTTAGTATTTGATGGTGTTACTAATAAGAGGGATGAAGATATTAAACTTGAATATAAACTTGGAGATTCTAATGTAACTATTCTTAGAGAATCTAAGGGTATTAGTAATGTTCCACCAGTCATTCTTCCTACACAAAATACTAATGGGGTAGGAATTCATACAATTGGTTTTAGTACAGTTACTAAGGATGTATCAGTTACTTTATCTGTTGGATTTAGTACTGAAGGTACTTTCCCATTTGAAGTTGGTGATAAAGTAATGATTGAGAATATAAGTGTTGGTGTTGGCACTACTGCAAGAGGATATAATTCTCAAGATTATGATTATAAATTATTTGAATTAACAGAAGTTGATTCAAATATAGGTGGTCTTGGAATTGTTACTTTCAGTCTTTACAATTATTATAAAGATTTAAATCCTGCAGTTACTCCTGGGCAATTTGATGCAGTTAATTCTGTAGGAAGAATTATACCTGAGAAATATTTCCCTCTATTTGATACTAAATTAGGTATTAATGATTTCCTTAAAGGAGAAACTGTTACATCGAATTCTGCTATAGGTGATGTTGAATCTTGGAATAGAAAACTTGGATTATTAAAGATATCTTCTGGAGATGATTTTAAGGTTAATGATATAATTACCGGTAAAACCTCAGGAACTAGAGGAATTGCTTCTTCTATAACATCATATGAGTCTGATCTTGAATTGGGTCCTTATTCTAAGGTAGACAAAGGATGGGAAACTGATTCTGGAGTTCTTAATGTTAATATGCAGAGAATTCAAGATAGTCTATACTATCAGAATTTCTCTTATGCTTTGAGATCTAAAGTGTCTATGGATACTTGGGATGATGCAGTAAGCACATTAAATCATGCTTTAGGATATGTAAAATTCTCTGATATGCAAGTTGATTCATTGAATAGTAATTCAATGATAGTTGGTTTATCTACTGAAGTAACTTCTTATGATATTGTAAGTGATTTAGTTGGATATGGTAATTTAAATACTGTACATGATTTTGATTTAGTAACAGAGAATTCTTTGAATGTAGGACCTAACGTAATTTCCAATGAAATAGTATTTTCTAATAGGATTCTTTTTGATTATGACGAATCTGTTGGTAATAGAGTTCTTTCAATAGATGATGTTGCAAGTCAGTTTAATAGTAATCCAAGACCCACTCCATTTAGTATTGCTGCCGAATTTGAGGTTGCCACAGCAAGAGCAGTAAAATATTTTGTTTTTGTTAAGGATAGAAGATATATCCAACACAGACAACTTCA